CATCGCCGTAGGAGCAATCAAGAAACTTGGTTGACCATACTCAGAAGATAATTTGCCAGCCTTGCCTTCAATGCGGCGGTCAATCTCAAGAATGCTGTCAAAGATTTGCTTCTCTTTTAAGCCCAAGTTTTTGTAAACCAAGTTCTTTGCTAATTGTTCTTGCGTTTGAGTAAAGTTTTGTTCTGAACTATTGTTTTCAGAAAAATTCTTTTGCAATTGCAACAAAGCGTTTGAATCTACTTTTTCGCCTTTCTCATTGGTTACTGATCCATCAGCACCGATTCTCAAGCCAAGCTTAGAAGCGGCAGACTGTGCGCTTTTCTTGACTGACTCTTCTACGTTAGTTCCGCGAGAACGAACAAATTGATCTAAATCACTAAAGCCCTTTGACATGCTTTGTGACGATCCAATCTGACGAGTAGTAAAACTAGAAAGCTCTTCAAGTTGTTTGTTGTTTAAACCAGAGCCAGCCAATTGCTTCAACATACTTTGCTTTTGCTCATACAGACTATTTAACTCTGGTGCAGCAGCAGCCCACGCGCCAGTGGCTTTTTGGTTCTTGTTAAACTCATCAAGATTTGATTTTTGGTTAGCAATTTGCGCCTTACGAGCCAATGTGTTTTCAAGGCTTGTGCGACCACCGCCAACTTTTGCATATTCTTCAGGGCTAAGTTGACGTTGAGTTGAAACATTAATTACTTTTTCGCGTTGGCCCAACTCGTTGACATACTCTTCAAGTTGGTCTCCGTTATCAGCATATGTAATTTTTGTAGAAACAGTGCCACCAGTAACTGCTAAACGAGCGTTAGGGTTGCCAAGCAAATGCTCAACCAAAGCAGTACCCCACTTTGGATTATCTTTGACTGTCTTCCAAGTGTCAGCCATCTTTAAACGGCCTTCAGGCGTTTGTACGCCGCCAGCTTCTTCAATCGGTTTGACCAAACTATCAAAAACTTGATTGCTCTTGTAAATATTCTTAGCCGCATCAATTGCAACGTCAGCAATTGAAGTCCCAAAAGCAGATTGAGCCACTTGCATCATTGCCATAGGATCGCGTGATTGAACAGCTAATTCATATTTACTGGAAATAGAATCTTCTTTTGGTTGTTCAACAGCTTGCGGTTGCACAACAACAGGTGCAACTTCAGATTGGCTTGGAGGCATTACAGGGTTCATTGGTTGCATGTTTAGCTCCAAGCAGATTTAATTTGATTACGATATTCGTCATCAGGTGTCAGTTTTGGCGCAGGGGTTGTTTGAAACTGAAAAGGGTTTACAGCTCCAGCAGGTTGTGCATTTAAACCAATCCCACCTGGCACAGCATTAGGCATTCGCATTGGATTAATTCCTTCAGGCGAAACAGGTGCGGGTGGAGCAACGCTGTAATTAGGCATCACAGGCACTGGCACTCCAATACCAGATTGAGATTCAGAGCCGCCGCCTAACTTGTCTAAAAAGTCTTTAAGGCCAATTGATTCTAAAGCCCCGCCCGTCATCATGCTTATGGCCTTCTTCATTTTGTCAGAAGCACCATCAGGCGTAGACATTTGACGAGCCAACGCAGAGTCAGCCCCAAACATACCTAAACCAGCATTTGCAAATGAATGATCAGCCATGATGTTCCCTTAAACCTTGAAACCTTTGCTTGAACTTGCTCCAGTAGAGCCTTGAGTTCCAGCAAAATTTGGCGTAGTAGACGCTTGGGGTGTCCCGTAAATAACAGACGCATACTTAGCCAAAACATCTTGCGGTGTCTGAGCGTATCCAATACGTGCCGCAGCCGCTTGATTAGCGCCAGTAATTTGTTGACCACCAAGGGTAGCCAATTGGTTAGCAGCGGCAGCACGGTTGGCTTCAACACCAGAGGAGGCAGCAGCCGCAGCAGTAGCCTGACGTTGTGCATTCAACCCAGCCAAATTGCGATCTGCAAGCGCCATGCGAGAGCCACCCAAACCACCAGCGCCGCCATACATAGCGTTTTGACCAGCTTGTGTTTCACGCGCAGACTCCCTACCAGCCTGCAATGCAGCTTGTACTTGTTGTTCTTTATATTGAGGTCCAAACAAAGAAGCCAGACCAGCCATACCCAATTGAGTACCAGCAGTACCAGCAGCTTCTTGAGTAGCTCCAGTACGCCCTGCAACACCCATTGCCGTGTTTGCCACATTGGTTGCAGTTGGGTTTACTTGCCCATAAACATCCCCTGCCATGCCAAGAGTCTTTTTGTAAGCAGGAAGAAGCGTCCCCGTTAAAGCTTCAGTTTGCGCTTTAAGCGCGTCTTTTTGCTCTTGGGTAACAACTGCTTGTTGACTACCAGATGATTTGCCGCCACCGATGCCCATAATTAACCTCCTTTGCCCTTACCAGCATTCTTAGATGGTAAAGGTTGTATTTGACTATTATCCCATTGTCCAACAGTATTTGGGTATTGGTTTGGAGCGCCCATAGTCGGTTGACCAGAGGTTGCTGAGTTTGTTTGGCGACCGCCTTTACCCATAGGACGAGGAGGTTGTTGATATTCTTGCGTAGCAGGTTGAGCAAAGTCTGTTGGCTGGCCCTTGCCGCTTGGTTGACCATTTGTTTGTGGCTGTTGTACTGATGATGCGAATCCACCCATGATTTATCCTTGTGGTTGTGTAGGCCAAACCACATTAAATGGATAACCTGATTGAGAAGTTATATCACGAAGCTGTTGACGGTATGTTTGCCATTGATTATAAATTTTTTCGCCCAAACGTAATGGAGCAGATGAAGTATCAGTCCAATCAGTAGACTGAAGAAGTTCTAATCTTATTTTACGAACATAATCTTCTTGAATTTTTGTATTTTCTTCAGGCAATAACAAATCTTCCCATTGATTTCTTTGCACATGAAAAAATAATCCTGGCTTTGGTGCTGGAGGAATATCCCCCAACAAAATTAAATGAGGTTGATTAATGCTGCAACAAACAGTGTATTCAAGATATCCTTCACTATTTACTTTTCCATATGTATTCATTTTTTGACCCCAAGTGCAAAAAAGGTTGTGCCACCAGGAGCAAGTGGAAAAAAACTATATTTTGAATAAACTCTTACAGTAGTTCCGCTTGTTGCAGTCGATGTAACTTTAAAGTTAAAATTTCCAGCACCAGGAGCAGCAATAAAAGCTTCAAAAGTTTTTGTAAAAATTTGGTTAGTGGAAGTAACGTAATTTATACTGGAAAATTGCAATACATCGTTTATTAAAATTTGCAATGAAAAATTAGAAAAGAATGGACTTGGATTCTCCCCAGCGGCATTGTAACTAATAGAAACATACAGGGGCTGATTGCCAGTATTTAAAGTGGCTTCTGTTAATGTTACAGTTGAACCCGTAAAAAGAACATCAGTAGTAAGTTCACTTCCAAATGGAACGGTTACAGCATTATCTTGAATCTTAATGGTTGACACCGTTAAATCGGCAATAGCACCATTAGTAGCGGTAATACTGTTTGCAGACATTTTGTCAGCAGTGATAGTATTCTGGACAATCAAACTACCAGTTATATAAGTGTTAAACAATACCCAAGAAGTCACATAACGATACACAACAGCATTGTTGGATGAGTTGTAGCTAACAGTACAGATATCTCCAGCAACAGGGTTTCTACCTAGTAAAGCAGATACTTCGGCATTTGTTGGTGCAGAGCTATCGTTTGCCACACGGGTAATGACAAAGGTGGCAGCGCCAGGCGCACCGTTAGCACCGTTTGTTCCGTTTGTTCCGTTTGCGCCGTTTGCGCCGTTAACTCCGTTATATGCAATAGCTCGGATTGTGTAAGCTGCGTTTGTCCAATCAAGCGTTGAAGTAACCGTTGTGGCTGAAACACTTAAAGGAATAGTAATTTCCCACAAGTAGTTACCAGCAGTGGTGTTGCTAGGAACGGTTGTAGACCACCCAGCAGGGGCTGTATATGCGCCTGTTGCCCAAGTGTAGGTGGATGTTGTTGATGGTCTTGTAGGAGGCGTAGAGCTTCCTGTCCAAAGATAAATACTTGGGAACGCAGACATTACTCCGTTAGCGCCAGCAGTACCTGGTGCGCCATCGTACACAACGGGCAGTCGTACTGTTTTGCTAATTGGAGAAAGTAAGTTAGTACCGTTAACAGTCAAAGTAACGTTTACACCAGTAGACGATGATGTTGGAGTAATTACTACAGATGCTGTTGACGCTGTTGTTGGCGTAGCGCCTGAGATTGTCCAAGAGTATGTTGGTGCAGTTACGTTGGTCAACAAAGCACTTAGCGTGGCATTTGTTGGGGTATAAGCACCGCCAGCATTCTGAACAAAAGCTGTGTAACCAGAGATATCAATACCGACACCTTGAGCGCCAGTAGCACCTGGGTCTGCATATAACAGTTGAAGTTTTGCAACAGAAGCCTGACTTACCACGCCAAGACTATTCTTATATCGAATAGGCACGGTAATAAAAGCAGGGCTGTTTGGCATTGCTGTTGGCTCAGGCCAAATAGCAAAGTCGCCGCCATCAGTTGGGTTACCAATAGTTATATTGGAATATGAGATGTCGCCAAAGCCTGTTGTAGATGAATTGCCAATACGCCAAGAGTTGTTTACAAAAGCAACGTTGCTGTCAGTCGTAGCACCAGAATATGGTACTACCGTGCCTTTATCGGTGGCAAATAAAACAGGCGTGATGTTTGTAAATACTGGGGCTAGTGGGCTACCAGTACGTGGCACTTGCATAGTGCTAGGCGTAAAGTAACTTACAAAAGATTCAACGATAACAGGCACAGTCGCCGAAGTAACTACGTCCAAGTCAATTGCATAACCTGGGTCTTGCAACCATCCCACATCAGGGGCTGAAGTGGCTACAGCAAATTGAATGGCGCGACCACCAGTGGTTTGATACCAAATAAATTTAGTTACACCAAATCCACCAGTAGCTTTTGTCCAAATATAGTCAGCAGGGTTGGCAGATTCAGTAGATGCGCTGTTATTGCGAAGACCGTAATACTGACGGTTGGTTGGCAAGTCACTGAAGTTCAGTGTGCCGTCAAAGCTGTCCGCGTACTTAACGCCAATATATTGATACAGATAGCCAAGCACAACGCCATCAGAGCCTGTGATCTGACCAGTATTTACGTCAGATGAAAGTCCAGACGTAAAATTACTAAGCAGGTAATTAACTGCTTCAGAAATCTCTGATTGCGAAGGATCGCCGTCAAGAAAGAAAGGCATTAGAACGCATCCTCAGTTACTGTGGCTTGCCAGTTAAGCGCAGTCATGTTCCACGTATCAGTGGCATCGTTTGACTCTACTTTTACTGACAATGTACGTACAGTGTTTTGTTGAGTTGTTACCCAAGGATTGTCTGTGACTACCGACACGGTAGATGGCTGACCATAAGTTGCAGGTTGAGCAGTTGAGTTAGCGCCACCCACAGTGATGTTAATCGTGCCAGTACCTGCAATCTCAGGTAGCAAGCGATGAGCATAAACCTTAGATGAATAAGGTACAGGGCCTTCAGCCGTCTGCAAAACAATGTTATTACGTTCAAACAACGCAGGGATAGCAGCGCTGTTGATGAAAGAATTGCCACGGTTAGTCTGCACTAGCTTTGTATTAGAAGCTCCTCCACGGGCGTATGCAACAGTCCTAGAGGCATATTTAAATGCGCCACCAGTAAACACTGGACCTTCTGTTGCCATACAAGCATTGGAGATGTCTTTAGGAGCATTCCAGATGTTCAAGTCATAGCGCCAAGACAGCATCTTGTTGCACCAGCCTGTAGATGTCAAGTCTGGGTAGTACAGCTCAATCTGGTTCTTTTGTGTGTTGTTAACCATAAACACACGGTCTGAATACGTTGTACTCAAGTTGGTAAAGAAGTAGTCACGGACCTTTTGGTTGCCCAATGGAGCAAAGTCAGAGCCGTTAAACACCCAAATGTCTCGGCTATCCACACCGTAAACAGCAGAGTCAGTGTTTGACCAGCAGTTGTTGTTTAACAATCCACGACCTTGGTTAAACAGACGTATGCCAAAGATAGGCGCAGTGGTGTTTTGGTAGGCAATAGGAGAGAAAACAACAGTGTCCCAATATGAACAAACATAGAAGTTACTGCCCAAAAAGAAGCCGTCAATGATTGGGCCGCGAACAGGAATCTCTTGTTCGTTAGCCACGTTGTTCAGGGTTGGTTCCCATGTAGCAGGGACACCAGTATTGGCAAAAGCTTGTGACCACCGAACTGTTGTTGGAAAATTAACAGTAGAGCCAGCCGCCAAGTCTTTGGTTATGTTGCCAGCAATCATGATGTTGCCAACGTTTGGTGAACAGAAGTTACGTACAAACGCTGCGCGGGTGGCGTTAACTCCAATATCGTAATTCCATTGGGCATTAGGAGTTACTGTGATTTCCGTGTTTGTCGGCAGGAAATACATTGGGTTTGAAATGCCGTCATTAATAAAGAAAACGTTACCAACAGACGATGTTGTAATGTTGATGTTTTCTGTGTAGTTGGGCAAGAAGACAGATGGATTGCCGCCAACGCCTGGGGTAATGTTTGTAATACCGCTAGACGTAATCATGAACCACTTGCCTTGGGAAGAACTATTCCTTGTGGCAACAATGTAGGCCCATTGGCTTTCTGATCTAAACCCACCTTCCATAAAGATAGGCATGTCAGTAATGGTGGAGAGAATCTCTTCTTCTCCACCAATCTTTTTAATACCACGAACATCAGCCTCTACGTTGCGACCAGAGTTGTATTCGTTTGGACCAAGAGCATTACTAGGCACATCAGGCGTGAAGCTCATGTTCAAAAATGGTGTGCGTAATGGTGTGTAGCTCATGATGCGTCCATTTTAAGCGTTTTCAGCGCCTTCAAACTCAGGTTTTTGTTTAATAATTGCGTACAGGGCAGCACGATCAGCACCTGCAACGTATTCGTCACCAGCGATCTGCACCTTACCTGCGCTCAGAGGCTGTTTGCCTGCGTCACGGGCTTCCTTAGATGCGTAGCCATAGAACGTCACTTCAGTGCCTTTGCCTTTGAAGTCTTCTTGTACAGCGCCGATGTTCCAATAAGCAGCGAAGACGCCGTAGTCGGTCATGATTGATTTAATGAGAGCCATGTTTTCTCCTTTGTTAATAAAGTGTAATTGATGTTAGAAAAACTGAAAGAAGTTTGAAGTGTTAGTAGTTGAAGGAGATGCTGTAGTTATTACTATAAATGCAGGTATAGCTCTGAATAGTCTAGTACAGCAGCAGTCTGTTTCTGTTGGCGAACCGCCTTTAGGCCCATAATTTATAACAGATGCTACATTATTAACAAAATTTGTTGTACCTAAAACATCTTGTGTTGGAGAATAAAGTAGACTTGGATTAGTGTTGTCCCGATAACCACCCCATCCTTGAGGATTGCCAGAACCTCCACGACCATAACCTGGAGTGTTAAAACTACCAAGATTTTGCGGCGCAGTTCCCCCGTTTGCTCCACCACCAGCGCCAAAAACTTTTCCCCAATTGTTTCCAGAAGCGCCACCATTTCCACCAGGCCCGTTAGGCCCAGCTTGTCCGCCTGTTCCTGGCACACCCCCCGAATAAAAATTTATATTGCCGCCAGCATATTTTAAATTGCCTATAGATGATAAAGTTTGGGAACTAGCAACAAGAGTCCCACCTTTTGCCAAACAAGAATTAGATGTTGTATATGTAGCACCAACAACAGGAGTTCCAGTAGCTACTGTAGTTGCCCAAGAATCACCGCTTCCACTATCAGACGATATTGAAATGCGAAGTGTGTTGCCAGGAGTTACTGCAATTGAATTTGTTTTTGCATAACTACCACCGCAATATGGACTAACAAATGAAAAAGGCATCCCTCCAAAACACTCAACTTGAATGTCTGTAACACCCGCTGGGATAGTCCAAGTTGTTCCAGATGTAAAAAGATAAATAGCCATATTAAATTGTCTCCAAGTTTATAGGGTATCTTGAATCTCTAATAATTTGATTTCCATCCCACCTATAACCCGCTGGCAATAATTTTTTTGTATACCCATCTGGAAGAATATCGTGTTCTTCACAAACAATTATATCTTGATAAATTCCCTCTTCATTAAAAATAATATAATTATCCATATTATTCTCCTGAATTTATAAATACTGTATTGTCTTCAAGAATTTCTATTTCGTGCCATTCGTTTTCTTTTAAAACTACTGGCTCATCCCCACCAGATAATTCTTTATAAATATTTTCTTTACGAATACAAATTTTTCCACAAGCAACCATTACAAAATGAGCAAAAGGATGTATATGCTGCGGCAAACCTTCACCCTTGTTGCCAGAATAACGAATAAGTTTTACGCCTTCATAATTAAAAACGTAATTTTTATTGCAGAGTTTTAAATTTAAATTTACTTCTGTCATATTAAGCCTGTGTTGTTAATGCAATTACATCCCAACGACCCGTGCCACTAGCGCCATAAGCGTTATAAATGACACCAATATAAGTTGTTTTATTAGCAACAGTTGTTGTGGGCAGCGTTACACCAACAGCTGTATAAGCCGTTAAATCTAAAGCCCTTGCTGTTCCGTTATCAAGAATTCTAAAGATTAGTTTATTGCCGTCTACAGGAGTTCCTGTTGGTGCATTAATGGTCAAAGCAGATGCAAGGGCTGTATAAGCGTATACATCAGTTGTTGCAATGCTAGGCGTTAAAGATGTTGCTGTTGCCGCCGATGTTACTCTTGGGTTA